CACTAATCGTTAAGAGTGCTAATACGCTGACTATCTGCTTCAATCGCATCGAATGCCTCCTTTGTTCTAGTGTTTGCTCTTTTCTCAATCATACCAGGTTTAGCACTAGCCAATTTAGACAGATTATGACGTCTGAATATATCCATATATTCGTTCATTTCTGTTTCGTATGCTTGATTTCTAACTTGTAATCCTGTCAATTCTTGTGAAGTTTTTTGAAGATTATTTTGAATGGCCTCGATTGTGGCCTTTTGTTCTTGATCTCGTAAGTCTTGTGCAGCAATGATTTTTACTTGCTCTTCCAATTTTACTTTCATTGGAACTACTGATATATTATAATATAACATAGCGGACACTCCCATGGCCCCTATAATTCCTATCAATATTTTTGTCATAATATATTACCTTTGTTCTAACTTTTTGTTTTGATACTATCCAAATTTGATTTATTGGCTTTTTCTTGTTCTCTTAACTTTTTGGCTTCTCTACGTTGTATAATTCTACTTACAAATGCCTTACCTTCTTTAGTTCTAGCATCGTATTTTATTCTTTCTTTATGTTTCTTGTGTTTATCTTTAGTCATCATATCAGATGGTAAAGAAACGCCACCAGCACCTACAGAGTTTGCAGCTGCATCTTCCCACATATCTTTAAATTTTTTCATCTTTTTATATCCCTACTAGTTATATAAATGTCATGTTGTGTTCTAAGGTGGGTAACCTTATAAATGTTTTGATAAAAACAATTATCAACAGGACTATTATCCAACCCTACTCTGACTTTGGTCTTGGCCTCTGCAATTATTTCTCCAGTTACTGGAGATGCAACATCATTGACTAACCAATAATCACCTTCATTTAAAATTCCATTTTCTCTTTGGAACCATGTTGATTCTTCTAACTGATCAACATTTTCATCATCTATAAACTTTTTCATTACCTTTCTAATTTGGTTCTCACTCATTCCTGTTTCTTCTTTAATCAGAAACAAGGCAGTCGCGTAAGAGGCCAACTTTGATTTTCCAAATGGTAATTTATTCAGTAACCTTTTTAGGTTGAATACTAACCTATGAAAAACAGTATAGGATGCCTTTTCATCTCCCGATGACAATTCTCTGGCCTTTTTAAGAACCTTTCCGTTCTCATCAATAATGCCAAGCTCAAACGCCTTCATTTTTTCCCAAGGTGTAGTTAACATCTTTAGAAACCTAAAGGCATAAAACATGTCACCTGTTCTTGATATCAATCCCATTATAGGTTCCTTAATCTATCTACTATTACTGGATCCAAAGGTACATCTACCTTTTCATCTTCTGGTAAATAGTTTAAATATACCAAGAAAGGCTTTATATATGTCCAATGGTCCTTTTCTACTTTATACCAAATCATTCTATTGGCAGGACCAATTCCAAATACATTAAAAATGACTATTAAGTGATTGAGTATCAACCTTTCTTGTAGGTCATCACTTGACTCATATCGACTTAACAGTCGTTTAATATATTTAAATCTATTTAAGTCTTCCTTAAATTCATCTACATCAATACATTCAGTATTGTTATAGTTATTCATTGCAAAGAGCTTAAAATTCTTCTGATTTAGTTCATCAAATATTTTCATCATATATTATATATACTCCTCATGGAGATATAATTTATTTTTTTTGGAGAGATTTAATTTGATCTTTATGAGCTTCTATTTTTTGGGAAGCCTTATATTCCAGTTCTCTATAATAATCGTCAAGGTCATCCGCCTTTTCTCTAGTAATATCGCCGCTCTCTACCCGATCGTCTAACTTTTTAATCTCGGCCTCATACTTCTGTCGGAGCTTTTCTTGGTCCTTTATTTGAAGTTGATGTGATTTAATTTTCTCAGCTTCAGCTTTATCGCCTGATGAGTCACCACCAGTTACTTTATCAGCTGCCCTTTGAACACCTTTCTTAGCTTTTGATGCGGCTTTACCAAATCCTAATATCTCGTTGATATCTTCTCTAAATTTAAAAAAATCTTTCATTTTAGTTTACTTCCCTTTGAACATCCGATAAAGTTTTAGCATCAGAATCTACACCCAAGCTTCTTTTAGCATATGTAATAAGTGCCTTTTCATCACCTTTAAATATTACATCATGACCACCCAATGAAGATGATTGTGATTTTGCAATAGTTAAACCTGCAGGTGGTTTTTTCATATTACCAGTCCATGCACTTACCTTTAACATGGCTTCTTCTACTTCTTCTACTTCTTCATTTGTAGCCTTGTAGTTCTTATCAACATAGTTAAAGAATTCTTTTCTTTTTTCTTTATCAAGGTCTTGTGGTGATTCAACTCCATACTTTTTAAGAGCAGATGCAAAGAACTCTTTGTACTTCTGTTCGTCGGTAAGTTGTCTTTTTGAATCTTCTTTAGTTACTGTTCCATCAGGGTTTTCGCCAGACTTCTTAACTACGTGCTTGTCCTTAAATTCCTTTTCGCCTTTTGCTCTTGGCTCTTCAGGACTTTCCTTTACTGGTTTTTCATGAGTATAACCTTTCTTAGAAAGTTCTTCATGGTCTTTCTCATCTTTGGCCACTTCTTTTTCACCAGTTTCTGGGTGAAACATATCATGAGGATATTTAGCTTCTTCGCCATATCCAGACTTGATCTTTTTCTTACCGTAGCCTTCTTTTTTTTCTTTACCCTCTAGTACATCACTTACGGCGTTAGCAATGCTTTGGGTTTCTGCGTCATTAAATTTCATATTAGTTCTCCTATTGTATGAAAAGCATTCCTGTGATTCCTGTTGCCGCTGCCGCGATAACTACCCAGAAAATTTTATTAATTATATTTACAGTCGAAGCATTTTGCCTGACCAATTCTTCTAACTTGTCTACTCTATTTATAAGAGTTGATAATTGAGCAGACTGTTGTTTACCAAATTCAGTAATAGTATGGATTTTTTCTTCTGCTCTGGCCAAAGATATAATTGCCTCTGACATTGAATCTAATTTTTTTTCTATACTATCTAATCTTCTTGTTTGATCTGATCTTTGCTCATTAGCTGTTGGCATGTTTATAAACCCTGCATTTTAGTGGGGTAACCCCCTTTATTAATCTATGATATTCTTGTTTGTTAATATCAAATACCATTCCTTTTTTTAGAAGCCATGGTAAACAATTTTCTATCTGAAACTGCCAACCTTCACCTTCAAGAACTTCTATTTCCCTATCTTCCATATCGCGATGCCATACGTACTCAGCATCATGTTTGTGTGGGTCAAACCACCTAATTACACCATCTTCCCAATACGGTTTACCAAAAGTAATTTCCACCACCCTTTAACCCCAATTGTTTCGCATACTTAGGTAATCTACATGCCCAATAACCTGGTGATAACTTATCTTTTTTAGTATCACAGTTATGTCTGGCTGCAAAGTTCCTTGCTGCATCTCTGTTATTAATTTTTGCACTTAAACCTGTTGTATCTCCAAACTGAATTTTCTTAACATTACCAGTTTGAGGATTTTTAACATAAACCACATATTTCTTTTTACCACCTCTTTTAGGACTATTTAACTCTGGTTCAGCCTCTTCAACCATAGGTTGTTCTAAAGGAACATGTGAACCTTCATATAGACCAAATCTTTCATCAATATGTTCTAAAAAACTATGCATTATAATCCCTTAATAGTCCTTACTACTTTACTTAAAATCATTTTTAAGGCTGTCATATAAGCCCAACCATATCCATAAACAATATGAAAAGTATGATTTTTTTCTATAGCAGATTTAGGGCCAAACTTTTTAGTCCAATTATCCACATATTCACCCTTGTATCTTAATACAGCATGTGATGTTTTCCATTTACTTGGTCCAACCAAACAAATACCAGCCTGATGTGTAATTAACATCCACCACATTTTTAAATGACTTTCTCCAGAAAGTCTCCAAAGAATAGATAATGAATAGTCTTCGCAATCTCCTACATACTTACCTTCTGCATTTAGAGAGTAGATGATTTTCCATGCATCAGCCATACCATACTGTTCTTTATCCTTTCTATACTTCCATTTGGAATTGAACGATGATACGATTTTATTTCTTTCTTTGTTATCCATTTTTTTTCTTATCTCTTTGTTTCTTTATCCATTTCATAGCAATTGAATTCTCAGGTGGTCTTTTGGACCAATTCATAATATCTTTATATGCGTCTAGTGTTGCTCTATCAATATTAGAACCTGCAGAATTATCTACAACAGTCATTCTACTTCTAAATAATGCCTGAAATTTACCAATGTTCTTTTGAACATCATTCCACATCTTTTCAACTACCTTATCTGGTAGTACTCTAGGTCGCATTCTATTTCTTTCTAATGCAGTATCTAAATCTGTATTAACAAAAATCATATGAACTGCATAACCAAGTTCTCTAGTTTTTTGAACTTGGGCCTTAATCTTGTTATAATCTTTACCAGTTCCATCAATTACAATACCCATTCTATTTTTTAATGCAATATCTAATTGTTTTCCTGTTAAGGCCTTTGCAGTAGCCCTTACAGCCTGACCTGGTTCTGAAAAGATATCCTCTGGTGTAGTTCCCATACCAGCCCTTTTCAAACCTTTTTCAAAGGCATCATCAGAATTAATTAATCTAAATCCCAATGCCTTTAAAGATGCCTTTCCTACTACAAATGATTTACCAGAACCTGGTCCACCTGCTAAGAAAACTGCCTTAAAAATGGCTGGGTCTTCTATCCCTTCTAATACTGATAAATAACTTTTAAAATTCATTTCTTTAAATCATATCTAAAGGATTTACCTTTAGCTTGGCCTGATTTAGTAATACCAAATCCAGCAATATCAGCAAGTTGTTGTAGTATAGGCCAATTTTTTTCTGACTTCTTGCTTCTATTATTCTTTAACATATCGGTCTCAATTTTCTTAAATAAAGTTTTAGACATATCGATATCATGCATTACTAATGGAGCTTCATCTATACTTTCATCTTTCCTTGATCTTTTAAAATCAGCCTTTGTCGGAGCACCTTTAGAGCCAGGTTTACGCATAGGTCTACCTTCTTTTCTCTTTTTGTGGATGTTAGCCCAAAGGCCAGCACCCTCTTGATACTCTTTAAAAGATTTCATTATTTTCTTTTCTTTTCTTTATCTAATAAGGCCATAATAGATTTTAATGTGGCCTTATCTTCATCTGAAATTTTATCAAGTTGTCTTTGATTTTTAATCTTCTCTAATGACTTTGCCCATGCAGCAGATGATTCATGTACTGTCTGTTCTGGTTCATCAGTTCCAATGTGTGCACCTTTTTTCTTTAAAGATTTGGAAGCTGCGGTATCTTCTTTATATGCTCTGAGAAGTTTCTTTGCTTTCATTCTATCATGGTATGTAAATTTATAAACCTTTCCACTCTTGACATCTTTTAGAGTATAACCATCTCCAATTTGACCCATCTTGATGATTTTACCTTCTCTTTTATTGCCATCATTATCATAGAAGTCTACTACTGTTCCAACTTTAATTGATTTTCTTGTTTCTGCACCCATACCTTTTCTTGCAAGGGTTCTATAGTTTTCATTTACCGTAGTAGATTCATACCTAGGTGCCTTCTTTCTTCTACCAACCATAATGCCGGCTTTTGTTTTTAAAGATTTTTCAGTAATGTTTGATTCACTAATTTTTCCTAACATATGTTGAATAGCTCCATAAAGCTCTTCACGGGTCATAGTGTCGTTCCAACCTAAACTCTTAGGATATGTTCTTAGTTCTCTTGATACAACCAACCACATATCATCTATAGACTTTTTGTCACCACCAACTTTTGCTGCTTTAAGTGCATCGTTCATCTTTTCATTATACTTCATATTATTCTTTTGATTCTTATCAATAAATGCGAAGTAATAATCGCCATCTCTGACAGGATAGCTTAAAGAAGTCCAAACTTTTGGTCTTGCTGAATTCTTAGGACTATAGTCTTTTTTCATATCTGCTCTTGCTGTATCTAAATCACCATAAAATGATTCAGGGTCTCTCATAGATTTAAATTGAGCATCTACATCTTTATCAGTTAAATTTTTAGAATATGCTTCAGTTACTTCCTCTTTGGCCACTAATTTCCAACCTTGTTTTTTCATTTTATCAGCAGTCTTACCATCAACCTTACGAGTATAAGTACCTTTCTTCATGACGTATTCTTCTTTGCCTTCTGATAAATCTTCTTTCATAGATTCTATAGTAGATTCATTTGCATATTGAAGAGCTTTCTTAACTTCTGGGTGTTTAGAAAGACCTCTTTTAATTTTTTCAATACCTTTTAATGCAAAGGTCATGGCACCGCCGTGATCTAATGCAAATTCTACACCTTTACGGACATTTGCATCTTTTTTAGCGCCGGGATTTTTTCTCATATAGACAGTAATTTCTTGACCTGTCAACTTGGACCCAGACATTTTCCCAAGTTTTTCTCTTAAATCTTTTAGTTTCATTTTTTCCCCTATACTTTGGCAGCGAGGTCTTTATCAGCCCCACCCCATGTTCCTTTAGATTTTGTTACAAATGAATTTACTCTTGCTAATCCCCATTGTGTAGGATTAGTACCTGGTCTGTGACCAGTTCTCCAAGCTGCATATCCTCTATCAAATACTTTTCTTAATATAGCCAAAGGCATTCCCGTTTTATCAGCTTTCTTTTTAAGAGCCTCATCAGAACTTCCTTCGTTAATATTAAAATCTTCAAATGTTAATTCACCAAACATCTGATCATATTTCTTAGTATGTTTGGATGGTTTTGTTTTTGCTCTTGCGTCTCCAGGAGCCTTTGTGTATGCTGATGGATTATTATCATCTTTCTTTGCGTTTTTATTAAAGTGAGCTTTTCTTTTATCAGATGTTGACTTTGATAGTCCTTTAAAATAATTACTTCCTTCTGATTGTCCTGGAGTAGATTTTGCATATTTCTTTGCTGTTTTATCAGTACCTACTTCACATACTTCTTCGAGCCATAATTTTCTATTACCTTCTTCTAAGGATACTGTAAGATAATTTGTACCTTTAGTAATAACAGTTCCTATTTCACCTGATGTATTAATCCGAACTTCATCGCCCACATTAAAAATATTACCTTTAACAAATTTTTCTCTTTCCTCAGATACTGTTTCTAATTCTACATGTTTACGAAATGATTCTTTTTTAAGTCCCATACCTTTACGAAGAGCATAGTATAATACTTGTATACCTTCTCCTGGTACTTCTAATGAGTTATCAGCAAAACCTTGTAAATCACCTGCGGCGACAAAGGCTCTTAATTTAGATGCAGACATTCCTGTAACACCTTCTGCATCTGGATCCCTTGTACCAGCTGTAATTACTCGGATTCTTTCTTCGAATTGATAAAAGCCATGTCTATTCTTCTGGCCATTATATTTGTTTAGTAAGATTTCAAATTCTTTTATTCTATCTGAACCAGCAACCATAGTCGCCTTAGTAAATCCCTGTTCGTATAATTTTGTTGCGATGTCTAGTACTGTTCTAACATCAGCGTCTGCCATAATGTTTCTTGCATGTCTTGGAAACATCTTACGCATGAATTTGATTTTTTGTTTGAATGGTAATGGATTCTTTTTAGAATCCTGAGACTTTGACGCATAGATACGATAAGTACCACCACGTGATACTTTCTTTAAAGTCTCGAAAAGTTTTTCGTGCCCTTCAGTGGGCGGGTTGAATCTACCAAATACGAATGTTACTTCTTTGGACGATTCTACGATATAATCGCTGAATTTTTTTATTGTCATTATCCTCGGTTCCCATTAGTTAGGACTATCCCAACCTTTTATAATATCTTTACTGAAATTATTAGTAGAAAATTCTAATCTGTCTACTAACTTAACAGCACCACCTTCCATTCGGTCTATAGCTACAAATCCTTCAGGATTGGTTACTTTAAACCCGGATTTAGTTTTTACAAATGTACCTATTTTATTAAGTCCATTAAGTTTATTTATAAGAATTAATTTCGCATCCACTACAAAATTCTGTAAATCAAAGATATTTTTTAAGTTTTTTATGTTATTTTTACTAAAAAACGATAATAATTCGTCTCTTTTTTGTATTTGGACATCTTTTCCTTTTTGTGTACTTCTTTTATCTATCTCTTTAGCATATCGGTCATTTACAAACATTACTAGACCAGTTGAATGTTTCTTAGTATCAGTAATTCTTTGGCCTTCTCTTACTACTCGGTTATTGTAAATATTAATAATTAGATTAAGTTCTTTGTTTGATTCGATTTCTTTAAGTACGCCACTTTGAATTTGTTTAAATAATTTACCTGCATTAGATAATTTATCATTAAGTTGTTTAGTTTCATTGGCAGTTAGTGTTGCAGTACCAGATAAATCTGGAAGTGTTGCATCTACCATCCAAACTTTATTTGTCTTTTTTAATTTTGGTACAATATCTCTACCAAATGAAGCCTTCATAGTTTCAAAGGTTGCCCCTGAATATGATGTGTGCCATACAACTCCGATTTCAGCTCTTGCAATCTCTTTAGCAAGAGGAGTATCAGTAGGTACTGCGTAAGCGATAGTATTAGGATGAAACACAATATGGCTAATTCCATTTATCTTTTCCTTTTTAAGGTCAGACTTATCATACATAAAGTCGCCTTGAATAACACCCTTAATACCTAATCCTTTTAGNTTATCAAANGCAAGTTTTAATTTCTTGGATAAATCACCTGAAGTGTCAGCATCGATATCAGCATGTGATTTATATATTTTTGGATTCTTTGCAAAGATTCCTTTTTTCGCAACAAAGAATTCTCCAGTTTCTGGCTCCTCTCCTGCGAATACGGCAGGGGCGCCGTCCCATTTGACTGTAACATCTACAGGTGCTTTCGTGTTACCAGACAACATATCCCTCAGTGATCTAAGCGCCAGGATAGCTTGGCGCGCCCCCTTAACTCCACCATCAAGAATTAAATCCTCTATATGAATCATATGAGTGTTTTTTGCTTCAGTTAATGGTTTGTACGAATTAAATCTTATCATTTATATACCGCCTTAAATTCAGGTGTCATCTTTGCTAGGAAAGATGGTGCAGCTCTAAAGTTACCTTTATATCTTAATATAATATTACATAATGGTAAATTACCAATAATTAAATCGAACTTTAATACTGCAGCGCCAGCACCAGCATCAAATGCTTGTGCCGCACCAGGGGTAAATCTAAGGTCAATTTTACCCTTAGAAAATAAGTCATCTAGTTTACTTGTAACAGTATTGATATCCTTATATTCTCCTTTTTCAACAACAACCCCTTTTGATGGTCCATAGTCACCTATACCAGTAACTAAGGCAAAATCAAAATTGACTTTTTGCAAGTCTTTAAGGTCGGCCTTAAATATTAATTGTACTAATTGATTGGCGATTAAGTCTTTCTGAGCCATAATTATTTTCGCCATATCTTTAAAGAGTGATCTTGAAGTTTTAAGTTCTGCATTGATTAAACTATTAGGTACTCTTTGTATATACTGTTTCCAGTTTTTAGGAGTAGGTCTGTCCTTTTTTAAGTCAGCCATCATTTCTTTATCTAATAGTTTTTTCCTCTGTGCAGTTTTAATAACCTTTGTATAGAATTCACCAGCCTTTTGATCAAGTTGTTTCATTACCCTATCAAACTTTTTATCAGTAAAAAGTGTAGAAAATGATTTATTAATTAAAGTTGGATCCTCTTCGGTTAATCTCTTTTTCTTTTTAAGAGATACTCCAAGGAATTTGTTACCTTTCTTTATAATAAAATCGGAAGAATTAAAATCATTCATTCCATGTTTTGATATTTTAAATTGTTTTACGTCATCGTCCCAGGATTGTCCTGTAAGATATACTTTATCAGCACCGCCGTAACCAGCACCGTGACAAGCTAGAGCCGCAGAAACGGCTTGACATAAATTAGGATAATCTCCAGTAAGAGCATCAACTTGACCTTTCTTATAACCTTTTACGGCACCAAGTCCAAGTTTTACTTCGTCAATAAGTTTATCCATTTCATCGGAGTTTTGAGGAGCCTTAAGACTTGCTTTTAAACAAAGTGCGGCAGTCATTAATTCATTAGGATCATCACCTGCACCTGACCTTTTACCTAGTGGTCTACAGTTAACATAAACATACCTACTCATCTCTTTATATTTAAATGCGTAGTCCTTACCTCTTCTTGCGGAGCTAACTTTTACTCTTTCTAAGTCTGGATGTTTTTCAATAATTTCAATTGCAAGGCCTGCAAATTTACTTCTATCTTTATCCAACATGAGCTGTGATACACCAAGTTTACTGGAGTTAGTTTTTCCAGACCTGGTGTCTAATGCAATTTCTGTATTGACTGAACCTATTTTATCGTCAAGGTCACCTAATAATCCTAATATAAATCCTTTTTCATTCGCCTCATTATAAATTAGATTATCAAGGTCCTCTAAAAGGGTTTTAAATTGTTTAAACCGTTGCATAGTTATCCTCCGTTAATACTATTTATAATATTTAAAATTTAAGAATTTTTGTAAGGTATTATATCCCCGTTTTTATTGTAGGAAATTACTTTCATAGAGTGTAATATTTCTACTGCATTTTCAGCACCTTGTCTTACTCCAATCTGCCATGAAGTATAACCACAGCCAAATAAAGCCAAGAAAAATATTATATATTCAATACTCATTAAAAGTCATTCATTAGTTTATATTCTTCTATGGACATTGTTCCCATATCTTTATTATGGCACCCTCGAATCATTGCAAGGTTATCATATGTTGTAAGTCCACCATGTGCGTGTGCCTCGATGTGACCAGCCTCTGCGTCTTGCATAAGTAAAGGTAAACCATCTATTGCACATCTATAGTTCTGTTCAGCCATTTTCTTTTCCTTTTCTACAGTAGAAAAGGCTCTTTTTTTATCTTTAACAGTAATCAAAGTAGATACATCTACAGTTTCTAGTATTTGTTTAATAGGAAAGTATACATGGTCATCTTTATCAAACTCTGATAAACAATCATTAAACTGTTTTCCTATTGTTTTAGTAGAATCAAATGGACTTGGTCCCTGAATTCTAACAGGTTGATTTTCATATGGAGGATTAAATACTAAATAATCTTTATGAATTGTATCAAAGAAGTTTTCATAATCAGCTATTTTAAATACTGTATATGTTTCCTTAAGGTATAACCATAGCCTATAAAAGAAAACAAACTCTTTTTGTGTAAGTGTTCTATTATATCTGCGTTTTCTTATATTAGACATTTTTAAGACAAAGTCAAGATTATCATAAACTCTTTCTTTTGTTTTATTCACATCAGATGGATTTGATTTATATAATGACTCAAGGTGTTTATCTGTTGATGGGCCTAAACCATTACCTGCGGTTTCAATATAAAAAAGTCTGGCCACCATTTCATCTATTCTAAGACCTTTATTATCAAACTGAACATGAGCATAGTTCTTTTTAGTACTACCTTGAGATTGAGTATAATCAAAGAGTTTATGGATATCATTACCTACTCCTGGAACAACCCTAACAGTTTCTCTAATTGCATTTGCAATTGGTGTATCTCCATAACTATTTAACATTTCCTGATGATTGACTGGCGTGGTTTCATTTAGAGCTCTAAAAATCTGACCTACTTGCCATCCCTGAAGAGGTCTGTAAATAGTAAATGCCAGTTCTATATCAGTGAAGTTTTTTCTTTCTTCTGGCAACATTTCTCTAAATAACTTACCTGATTTAAAATCTGGAAATTTACCTTCAATAAATGCCTTAATATATCTTTTTCTATGACCGCCGTCTATGCTTTCATAATCGTAATCACCGTTAGGTGTTTCGTGTATAGTAATTTGACCAATGTCAATACCCATCATCATAGAATTAATGATACCTTGAGCCTTACTTGGTTTAGATTTGCCAATAAGTACTGGATCCCTATCAAGTCTTTGGCCGATAGGTTGAGTATCTATATTACCATACTCTGCTATGAAATGTTTTACAGTCCAAACTTCTTTATAATATTCAAATTTAGGAGTCATTTAGTACTACCCTCCTAAGTTCGGTGTGATAACCTTTTGCTACCATAGATGAGTGAAATTTAATCGCCTCTTTCATTGACTCAAATAGATATTCTGCAACTGGTTTATTATTGTCCTTGGTCGCAGTTACTTTAAATGCTTGATGTTTCATACTAGCTCCTTAACTTGTCTTAATATTTTATCTACTTCTGGATCATTTAGATATCCTTTTACGTCATCTAGCCATTCTAACATAGTAACTCCAATAAAGTTATGAGCCTCGTCCCAAGGTGCGATTTCCCATAACCCAGCCTTATGACCATAAGACATTTTATGTTTAATTACACTTGCCCCTAAGCCGTTTTTGAATTTATATATCTTTTGAATACCATCAAGGTGATCCAGTTTGACAGTTTCAATTAAATGTTCTTTCATGATAACTCCATAATAAAAATTTGAGGGGCGTTTTCATTCCCCTCTTAGGATGTTCGGACATCAACCCCATACGCTTTTAGTTCCGACCGCTGGTGTCGTTCAGTTTTAGGAAGCAAGAGCCTCACTTGGATAACTGTCATACCATGATTTTTTAGCCTCAACAGCTGATCTGTAATAAGTAGTCATTCTTGTGTAAGGTTCGGTTATGGTCATAACCTCGCCATCTTCAAAATTATATTCTACAAGGCAATCTTTACCAATGTAGAAACCAGCAGGAGATTCCATTACCTTTGGGTCACTGATTGAAATTAGTTTATCTTCCATATTAATATCCTGATGTTGTGTGTGCATATTCATCTGAACAATTAATTTGTCCACATACACATTCATTTCTATTTGCTCTGGCCTGGGTCTCTTGTTCTTCCTGAATATCAGGAGCCCCAACCATATCTCTAATTACATCTTCATTCATACCAATTTTTTCTCCTTTATAATCTTATTATACTACAAACCTGATTAAATGTAAAGTGTTTTTTAAACATTTTTACTTTAAATAATCCGGGCCGTGAATTCTGTGTGTTGCACTGGTTACAGCAATTTGATAATCTTCAAAGAGATTACCTCTTGCCTTATTAAGAGCTGGTTTACTCCAACCAGAAGCCATTAAAACATCTCCTATTTTAAAATTCTCATTTGCAATATTTATGAAACCCCAAACACTCCTAGCTAATCCTTGTTCTGTTCTAACTATTTTAATATATTTTTTACCGATAGAAAAGTCATGACCAGTGGCATAATCTTCTTTGGCAGTATGGGGGAAAGCCCTATGTGTGGCGTGGGTGATATTACTACAGAGTGTTTCGCACTCAGTAATTAATTTTTCAGCATCCTTGATAACTTCTTTCTTCATAAATTTACTCCTTTTTCTTAATTTATACAACTATTATAACACATTTTGAGGTGCTTGTAAAGTGTTTTAACGAAAAAAAGTATATATTTTTTATATATATTTGTTATAAGTGTATAACTTTAATATAAGAAGTTTGAAAAGAACCCGAAGGAGGATTTTACTCCTCCTCCGCGTTGACTATATGATAATATTTGGTTATCTATATAGATTAGTCACTTTTGACCAAAGTGTAAACTCCCCAAAGTAGACCTACCCAGGCGAGTAATTTGGCCAAACCGCCAAATAAAATGACTGATCCACAAACCCCAATTAGAGCGACGCCATCAAGTGATGTTCTTTCTCCTAATCGAGACATTGTCCAGTCCTTAGCTTTTAGTAACATGTTCATATATTTTCTCCTATATTTTGAACTCCGCAAAGGTGTCCTTGTTTTCTCGGTCACCCCATGTTGCGATTGGTTTATCGGGAACAGAATCTGTCATAAGGTCCTGTTGTGCCGATTCTTCTACATCATATAATTTCATGCGGGAACGATCAATACCAACTACAAACCTTTTATATTTGGTCGGATCGTTATATCTATTTTTCAATTGTTTTACCAATAATTGGCCTAACTCTTCAAGTTCCTCTGTAGAAATTAGAGCAAACATTAAGTCAGCCGTAGCTGGTAATCCAAATGATTCAGATGTATCCTCAAGTCCGACATCGGTATTTGAATACCCAGACCTTGTAGTCTGTGTTGCCGATACTATTGGAACATTGAATTCCACAGCCAAACCACGAAGTTCTTCCGCGATGGCTTTTATGTATGAATAACTATTTATACTTCCACCCAGCCCTTTCATACGGCTAGAGGCACAAATGTTTAAATAATCAATGTATATCATATTAGGGATAAAGTTCTTCTTCATTTTCAATTCATTAAGAAGAGCCCTAAAATGACCTGTATGCGCTGCCCCTGTTGGATATTCTTTTACTATAAGTTTTCCAATAGATGCAGTAGCAATCTTTTGTATCTTAGAATCAAATGCATTCTTAGATATTCTTTGTAATTGTTCTATAGGTAAGTCCATTAGATTTGCATCTATTCTTTCTGCGATTCTTTCTTCAGCCATTTCCATTGTAATATATAAAACATTCTTACCTTGTTGTAGTGCTGATGCCGCGCAGTGACACATAAATAGGGACTTACCCACGCCCGTACCTGCAAGAGCAATGTTTAAGGTCTTATTGGGTAAGCCCCCCTTCGTAATCTTATTAAAGTAATCTAAATCAAATGGAATTCTATCTTCCTTAGTATTATAAAAGTCAAATCTTTGATCCGAATTGTCAATATAATCATGACCAATTGCCTGGTCAAATGATACACCTAGTGCGTCTGATAATATTTCTGGTATTGCCCCTTCAGTTTTATCATTATTCTTACCATCGATAATTTGAATAGAATCCATTATGGCATTATAAACTGCTCTGTCTCTACACCACTTCTCGGATTCTTTAATTAAATAGCCGGTATCTATATCTATCTTTTTAGATATTTCAGTAATTAGTAAGGCAGATTCATTAAGTATATCTTCATGAGCACTTGATTTTCTTAATTCAAGTTCAAGTACACTAGTCGTGGGTAATTTATTATGTTTACCAACGAATTGTGTAATTAAATCAAATACTGTTCTGTGAGAACCATCGAAAAATTCTCTCTTAATATAGGGAATGACTCTCCTACAATACTCCTCGTTATTGAGAAGATTGCTCAGTATATGTGTCGGTAGTTGATGTTTTATTTCCAATCTTTGCCTCTTTATTTTCTAGTGAGTCAGTTATTATATGTTGTAATAATGCTCCCAAGTAATTATTAAAATCTACACTTTTTTGTAGATACTCATAGTCATGGTCAGCTGGGTCTTGAATGTTATAGTTAAAAGAAAGTTTGGCATTTGATTTATCATCGCTTTCTTTAATACTTACAGCACCATATACTAATATAACATCTGCCCATTTTCCAGACTTGATCTTGACCCCATAGAACTCTGCGAGTTCTCCGCCAGGATTTTCAACCAATGTATAATCGGTATCAGATATATTATAATCCATTTTACGCCTCTTGTAAAGTACTTTCTAAATCAATGTCAAGCATTGGTTTGTGGCCGATCTGATAATACGATCTGACGAACTCTTTAAAGTCAGATGATTCAAATATTGGTTTCCAAAATTCTTCAGTTAGAGTATCTTTTTCTCTTACTTTAGGTTCGACCATTTCTCCAGTTGCCTTATTTACTGCGGCGTACCAACCCATTGTTGGCTTAATTACATATCCACCAGCCATGGCAACTTCTAAAAGGCCTGAATATTGTTCAAGACCTCCATCCCATGTACAACTGATAGGTACCTTAGATTTTTCTTTAACGAACCTTGATTTCTCTACATTAATAACGAAATCATATCCTTTTATATCAGTACCTTTTTTAACTTGTCTCCTACCTATAATCCATATGTTATCAGCTGAGTAGTAAATACCAGTTCCACCTGAAACAATAGCTTTTGGAAATAATCCAATCTCTTGATATGTATGATTAACGGCAAGTAAAGGGATATTCTTCATCGTAAGATAAGGAGTAACCATTCGGAATAATCCCTTTAATGCCTTGGCTCTTGACATGTCTGCCACTGACTTTTCGTTTAATGTGTCCTCGAGTTCTTTTTTAGATGCGAGGTTACCAATTGAATCAATTATTACAACAACTTTATCAGTTCTATCTAAGTTATCTAATTGTCCAACCAAATCAAACTTTAATTGTTCAACATCAACAATAGGAGTATGTAATACCCTAGAGGTATCAATACCAAATGACTCGAAATAAGATTGAGGTGAACCAAACTCTGAATCATAGAATAATAATACTGCGTCTTCATGTTCTTTTAGATATGCACTTGCCATTAATAAGGCAAATGATGTTTTAAAATGTTTACTTGGTCCAGCCAATACTGTAAGACCAGAAGTTAAACCTCCGTCCATATCACCAGATAAAGCTACATTAATCATAGGTACACTAGTTGTAACTACTTCTTTTTCTGTAAAGAATTCTGATTTATTTAATACTGCTGTGTGTTTGATTTTACTGTTTTTCTTCAGTTTGTCCATTACTGACGCCATTATTTTCTCCTCTGTTTTCGGTATGCACCTAATTGGTTTGTTCTTTCATATTTACGCCATCTGGCAATTGCCTCGGCCTTTTTTCTTTTCTTTTTAGAAGTTGGTTTTTCATAAAATTCTTTTTTACGAATGTCTTGCAACGTCCCCGCTCTTTCTACGGCCTTTCTAAACTTTCTTATAGCTACATCAAAAGGCATTTCTCTTGGTGGTCTATTATCGTTTTTACCTTTTCTTGGCCTCTGGTTTTTTTGAGGTCTTAAATCAATACTTGGCATATTTCTCCTATTTTGCTTTTTCTTTCTCTACTACACGTTTTCTTAAATCACTTGTAGAAAACCTGTGGTCTCTTTTATTAAAGTAGAATTCGATATCTCTTTGTTTACACAAATCCCTACCCGTGAAATCTTTATCACGATATTCTACTCCCATAATCTTTATATCTATTTCATACATGGCCAAAATATCAAGTAATTCCTCTTCGGTATTATATACTAAAATTTCATCAACATATCTAATAGCGGCCAATTGTGCCTGTCTCTCAACAATATTTTGAATTGGTCTATTCTTACCAGGTCTATCAATTGATGGATCATTTTGCAATGCACAAATTAAATAATCGCACACACTTTTTGCTTCTCTTAACATGGCACAATGACCAGAGTGAAGTAAGTCAAAAGTAGATGCGGTTATTCCAATTTTCTTATTAGCCATAATACTCTATATTATAACACACTTTTAATCAAAAGTAAAGTGTTATCCTTCATAAATTATACCTTGTTCGTTTAGTGCGGTTCTATTCCATAGATGACCTTGTTCAGTATCTTCTTTGGATTGTCCAAAATATGGAACTGCATGATGTTCATCAATCATTTGTTGATTTACACTATATGTGCTATCGCCTATAAAAAGTTCTCCGAGAATTCTTCCAAACTTTCCTTTACCATGCGATTGTAATTGAACATCGCCTTCTTCCAATATTGACACTAAATGAGCCTTACTTGCCTTGCCGTAAAACTTTTCTTCTAAATCACGAGTTCTACTTTCAGGTGTGTCAACTCCCATCATTCTAACTCTTTGTTTTTTATAAACCATGCCAAAACCTAAATCGACATCTACATCGACTGTATCGCCGTCGACTATTCTCGTTACTTGAACTTTATATCTGTACATTATTCCTCCGATAGAATTGCTCTAATATGTTCTGATTTTATTATAACTGCAGCTTTACCTTCTACGTTTACAGGCATTGCTTCAGTCCATTTAAGGAATACTCTTTGTCCCTTTTTTAAATCTTGATTGGCGTCTTCTCCTACTGATAAGACTAAACCAGGTTTACTTGCATTATCAATTGATTCTGTAAGTATAATACCCCCAGCCGATTGTTTATCTTCTTGTACTTCTGTTACTAGTACATTATCTGCTAACATTTTCATATTTATTTCCTATTTGTAGAATAAGTGATTATCTATTGTTGCCACTAATTCTAATTGTTTTGACCAATATGGGCTCACAAAATCTGCGTGATACCATAATGACCCCTCTGTTATATCTGGATAATGACTTGATAATACTAAGTCTGCTATCCAGAGCGAATTTAACCATGTTTTTGAATCTTTTGGTTCATCTGATTTACCATCACAATACCAACTAAACTGACATTGATTTTTGATAGGCACTTCATTACCCTTCCAATTAATCATAGTTTTTGCCTGATATACTACACCGCATATTTCATCTGGAAATAGCTCAGAGGCCTTTCTATTCATAACCACATGGGCAACTGCCAATCTTCCAGCAAAGGACTGATTAGCGGATTCGAAGTAAATATTTTTGGCCAGACAAGTCATTGAGTCTTGGTCGTAATTATGCGACATTACTATCTCGTGTCCGTGCCAGGAATAATTATCTTGTCCTTGTATTTTACCTACTTGTAAAAATAATATCATGAATACTATAAAATAACCAAATGATATTAAGTATTTGTCAAACTTATGCATCTACTTCTCCATTATATTGTGTAAATAATCTTTTAGGGAAGTTTTCCATTTCCACCCTAATTCCTTAATCTTGTCTGTTTTAAGCTCTCCGTCCATTCTATTGCCAGGTTTTTCTGGCTGTAGGGATGGGGTGCAATTTAAATAATCGACAACATCTAAGATAGAAACCTTTTCATCGCAGCCTATGCCATATCCATCACCTTCACCTTTAAATGCTGCAAGAACAATACCCTCAACTATATCGTCAATATGGGTAAAGTTTCTCAGCTGAGTTCCAGGTAATGTTACAGGAAGTTCACTATATCCTTCCTTAACCATATTTATAAACTTAGCTATAACAGTTGCGTACTTACCTTCTGATATCTCGTTTTCTCCATATACATTATAGAAGTAAACAATTGAATATTTTAAATCAAACCATTCTCCATAGTTTTTAAGTAATTCAGTATTCTGGGCCTTGGTATAAGCATATGGACTTGCTGACCTTCCATTCTCTGCAAACTTAGTAGATGAACCAGAGTATATAAGTTTAGCATCTTGCTGTTTTGCAAAATCTAGTATATGAGGAAAACAATGATAATTGTAATCCATAACTTTGTTATAGTCTTGAAATGATTGTTCAACCCTGGAGTATTCTCCTAAGTGAAAAATATAATCAAATTTATGTTTGGCATGTTGCAAGGCCAGTTTTATATCCTCACCTTGTCCAGAATAATAAAAACAACCTTCATGTTCGTTTTCTCGAGTACCCGTTGAGTAATTATCAAATGAAATTACTTTGTGTCCATCTTGGACTAATCTTTTAACTAGAGCTGAACCTATAAATCCAGCACCACCTATAACCAATATTTTCTTCATATTGTACTATTATACTCCATTTTTACGCATTTGTAAAGTATTAATTGTTATTAAATATATCACGTGTATAAACTTTGTCTATACAATCTTCTAAATTAGATTCCATTCTATTTGTGACAATTACATCAGACAGTTTTTTAAATTTATTTAAGTCATTTTCTACTACACAATCCATGAAATCTCCATTAAAACTAAATGACGGCTCATGAATAATGACTTTTGTTTGTGGTTTTAATCTCTCAATGATACCTTGTATTGCAGAACTTCTAAAGTTATCTGAGCCAGTCTTCATTATTAATCTGTATATACCTACTATTTTTGGAGACTTATGTAATATTTGATTTGCTATATGGTCCATTCTTACATCATTAGAATAAACAATTGATCCTATTAGTCTATTAGGTATTCTATTTGTTTTATAGTTTGATAACAATTGTTTTGTATCTTTAGGAAAACAGTACCCTCCATATCCAAAACTAGGATTACAATAGTGTTTACCAATTCTGGAATCTCCTACTACTCCCTCAATAATTTCTTGTGTATTTAGTTTATGAAATTCTGCATAAGTATCTAATTCATTAAAGAATGCCACACGCATGGCAAGGTAGCCGTTGGCAAATAATTTAACTGATTCTGCTTCTTTATTACCACAATATGTAACTGGAGGCATTGGAAAGTTTATAATAATGGAGTCATACATTAGTTCTACCCAATCAACTCCTGCATGGTCTTGATTACCTACTACAATTCTTTCAGGTCGTAAACAATCTCTAAGTGCAGTTCCTTCTCTTAAAAATTCAGGTGAGAAAAATACTCTATCGTTTTCCAAAGAATCAACAAAGCCTATCGGAATGGTAGATTTAATTACAATATGAGTTTCTGAATTATCCCAATCCACGTGATTCCACATTGCTTCTGCAATGCAATCTTCGACAGTTTTTGTGTTAAAATAATTTGTTTCAGTACAGTAATCGGTCGGAGTAGCAATAATAACCCAGTCAGGATTAGCATACGCCTTTCTCTTATCAGTAGTTGCAACTAAATTAAGTTTATCTTTTTCAAATGATTCAATAATATAAGAATCCATAATAGGCGAAATTCTATTGTTGATTTTTTCTACCCTATCTTCATCAATGTCTAATATTGTAACCTTATTGTTTTTGGCCAGCATAGTTGCATTTGCCAAACCAACATAACCTGAACCTACTACTGTTATTTTTTTATTCATGCCTCGTTGTCCATATCCCAAAGTATTCTAACACCCTTTCTGGTTCTGTTTATAAAGAATTTATAATTTGATTGTTCTTCTCTCCACTCTCTTACCCAGGATTGTCCATCTCTTTCTGCATCGGCAAAAACAGCATTAGTAACTACAATCGGTATTAATACTAAAGCGTGTATAATAATGCTTGTAACTATGTCATAATTTATAAATCCCATGTAGTATATTGCAATTAAGCCGAAAAATGCACTCCACATACAAAATAAAACTAACATAAAATATGCTTGTAGACTAGGTTCTGGTACATACTTTAATGGGTTATATCTAACGTCCATTACAACTCTCCATGAATCTACAATCCACATAAAGAATCTTCTATTAAAATTTGGTTTTTTCATAATATTTTCCTATAATTGATTTTTATACACGTAACTTAGTGCTCTTTCTGCCTCTTTATCAAGAGGTCTTTTTGCATACCAATTGCCTGTATCGAAGTCTAATTCTCTACAAAGATATGCGATTTCATTTGATGTGATTGGATAACCACTCTTAATTGCGTTACCAGCTAGTGATACCATAATCTGATACATTTTGTGATACCAGCCAGTTCCACTTATTACTTTATATTCTGATTCTAATTGTTTTGGAAAAAATGGGCAGTCCTTATAACCAGTCCATTTAACTTCTGTATTTGTTAATTTACTTTTAACATGTTCCATCATTGCATCTTGCATTTGTTTTGGTAATTTATCAAAAAAAGTATTTCCGCTTTTTTCTACATACGGATGTTTTTCCATAAGTGTCATGGGGTTAACGTAATCACCTTTGTGAGTGAATATAAAGTTGTAGGCTTTCTTATATTTACCTGGGATATAATACATACGCGATAAGTCCTTAGTTTGAATATCCCCTACTTCACCTAGTTCTTTATTAATCGCATACCAAAAATGTTTAATATTATCTTTTGATACTTGGGCTGTTAAAGGAAACACAAGTCTAAATTTAGGATTTTCTTTAGTTGACGANGCCGTTGAATAGCAAACATAATAGAAATTGCCACACTTNTTGTGTAGAAANTCTTTCATGTCTCCTTGTAAATCATCTACATCTACAGCACACCAACCACCCCATGCTGTAACATTGTCATTAGCCCTTTTAGTATATNTTTCATATACGGCTGGTGACATTAACTCCGCTGACTTTTTATCCTTTCTTGGTTTTTCTGACAAACGATAAAGAACTCCTTCGAATTGCTCGAAAGAGTCCAAACTAATTGTCTTATTGGTCTTTACGTCATATAAAGAATCAAATAGTGTACCAGATATTTTTTGCATAATGTATATTATAACATATTTTTAAGGTAATGTAAACCCCTATCCACCCATTGGAGAAATAATTTCATCATCTACTACTTCATCTATAAGGTCCGAATGTTCTTTAATCTGATCCTCATGCATCCATCTGAGCAAACTATTTCTAGTTTTATCAGTAGGTGGGTACCAAATACCTTTTGTTTTAGGTGTAACTGTCTGACCAACCACTTCTGCAAATGCAAGTAAATCTTGTTCATTCCTAAATCTTACTTTTAAGATTTTCCAAGCCTCTACTTGTCCTTGTTCAAAGTTGGGCATTTCGTCCCACTGATAAGGTGTTTCTTGTTCTTCTTGTCCATCTAAAACAAATAACGATTCGGGTTCATAGTTAATTCTACGATCCGCTTTATTTTCACTTTTAGCCATAATCTACCTCCGGTTTTAATTTGACCAATTTAAGTCCATATTCATCGACTTTTCCTTTACTAATATTTAGCCCACTTTTTAAAGTAGGTTTTATGTGTTGAAATTGAGAATAATCAATATGATGATGCCATCTTCCCCACTTCCATGTAACTCTAACTTCATCGGGGTGTTGACGCCTTAATGATTCTGCAAACTCTCGTCTGTTATCATACTCTTCGTTTCCTGCCCTTGAAGTCTGATCACCTGTTTTGTCTATATTGTACAGTTCTTCTGTATTACCACCTTTCATTGTCATGGTAGTAATCTTACCACATGCGAATGCATTAAATAAAAATGTATGATATCCTGCCTTCATTATTCTTAAAGATAAATCTGTATCTTCATTAAATCTACCTCTCCATGCAAACTCTGGATATATATCATTAGATAAACAAATGCAACTATAAACCCTAGTATTATGATAGTATGGTGGTCTTTTAGTATGTGCTGGTAAAAAGTATGCATAGTTCATACCAAACATTTTTGTATCTTCATATCTGTCAGCAAAGTCTTCACATGCCCTAAAACAAGTTCCATCGGACATTTTAATTTTTCCGTTATTATGTAAACGATAGAAGTGTTGAATATTATCATCTAAAATCCAATGTCTTTCTGCTCCTGATTCACATGCATGTTCCCATACAAAGTTACGAACAGGAATTGAACCTTCACCTAAATTAGAAAATGGAGTTACTAGAATATTATCAGGATCAATAACTGCGGCATAATCATTGTACTCTTGCGGTTCAATAACAATCTTATATGGAACACCTAAATGTTCTAAAGATTTAACAGTTAATCTAGTGTCAGCACGACCTTTTGAAATAATATATATTGGATATTTTGGTTGATTACCCATTCTATTCTCCTGTGTTTAGACCTAAGCCTTGTCTAATTAGGTCATCTTCTTTTACAAAGATACCATCTACCATTTTACCTTTACGATTTTTAATATCGTGGTATGCAACTTCTAAACAGTGTTCTAATGTTAGTCCATTACGAACTGCAATATTAATTAAAATAACTAAACAATCTCCAATGTCATCGGCAACGTCTTGTTGTTTACAAACATTATCTGACAGTTCTCCAACCTCTTGAATAAGTTTTAACACTTGATCTTTATCGGTTGCGCCGTCAATGAGATTTCGGTCCCAATGCCATTGTTCAACTTTTTCAATTAATGATTTCATTGAGTAATAATTCCTTGCTCTTTAGGCATAAGAATACTGCTTGTTGATGTTGATTTGGTTATTTGTTCAATTAACTCATCAACTGGTTCACATATCATAAGTACGTGGCTTCTGTCAATAATAAATTGTTCATCTTTTGAGTAAGCCATAAATGGAATAAATCCAATCTTACCTGGTTCTGTAGATACCATATTAAAACCATTACTGATAATAACAGTTGTTTCAGTTTCTTCTACATTACATATTAATTCCTCTCCCGAGGATAGTCTAACTAATTTCATTTTTTTCTCCATAGTTGTGTATATTATAACATACTTTCTTGCAAAAGTAAAGTGTTTTATCCAAAAAATTCATCTAAAGTTCCAACTTCTTCTGTAGACCAACCAACGGCCTTGAAAATATGTTCAATAGGATCCAAGAATGTTTTCTGAAATTGTAAATCATAATCTATATAGCGATCCAATTCAAACTCCTCTGGCAGATATTGCATAAACCCAATAATATTTTCTTTAATAGGATTTGGAGTTTTAAGATAACAAAACTTTATCTTCTCGCCGTTTTTAATAGGTTGATATTTCTTTGATAGTTTTAGGTCTTTGACCATTTTATTGTGTAGTAATGCAGCACGAACATGTATAGGAGTTCCTTTACGATATATTGTTTCTGCACTACGATAATCTGTTACATTAGATACTCCACGAGGGAATGATATCTCATGTGCGGGTAATGTATTAAAGTATGTTCTAAAATGTTCAATGGCCTTTTGGTTTTCTCTTTCATCGCCTACCATCATGACCTTAAATAGTTCTTTAAGTCCTTCTCGACATGGTGCAGGAGTAGAAGATTTGATGGCCTCGATACCCATGATTTTTAGTTTTGGTTCTTTATATCTAACACCTTCATTGTCATGGACATTAAGGATATATCTTTTCTTTGCAGTCCATATCGCACGGTCAGCAATGGCCTCTCTTTTCATAACCATTCTATCATCAATTCCACCCATAAGGCCGAACAGTTCTTGATATGCCGCATTAAGGACTGGTTCTAGTTTATCACTAGCAACTTTATCAAGAAAGTCAACCGGATTAACGGGTTTGACCTGTTCGACTAAGGGACTCATATTAACATAAAGTGAATCCGTATCAATGGCAATAATATAATCTGTATTAGTGCCCATGACTTTGTTTAGATATTTATTAAGTGCGACTTCGGCCCAACGAATAGTCAGCTGACCTGATAAAGTAATTGCCTCTGCAATTCTTTGGTCAAAGAAACGAAAGTATTTGTTACCCATCGCGCCGTAAAGTGAGTTGAGTAGAATCTTAATTGCCATCTGTTGATTTTCGGCAACTGATATTCTTCGTTCAATATCATATAGTTTTTGTTTATCTCCAGGGACAACTGTTTGTAATTCTTTTTGAGCCTGAATCATTTGTTTTTTGATTATAACACGTTCACTATATAATTCATCTACTAAAGTAGGCATCATACCTTTTCTTTCTACAGTAAACGCCTGGCCATTTCCACCTATGGCAAACCCTTTATTGTCCAAGGTATAACCATCTAGTATTTTATCAATATTAATACCCATAACATTACCATCTACTATTGTTTCTGGCGACATATTGTATTGCATAATGATTGATGGATATAGTGAGTTAAGGTCGAATGATACCACGTGTTCGTGTAGACCAACTACTGGGTCCTTAACGTAACCACCAGGGTAATTTGTTTTAACTTTTGGTTCCGAGAATGGCATGGCAACTTTTCTGTCATGTAGATAACGATATATGATTGTGTCCCATATCGCAGTAACGCCGAATGTGTCAGTATAGTTTACGCCACCTTTGTATGCCATAGTTAACATAAGAGTAATAAGACCCATCTTGTCCTCTAATCTGTCAACTAATTCTACATCTTTAATATTATAATCAATGAATTTTTGATGGTCGTTTTTGTATAAACCGTGAAGTGTACCATATTCTTCGTATGATATTTTCTTCTCGCCAAGAATAACATGAGCAATGTGATTTAAGGCATAAGATTCTTGTGCAGTGTATGTGTATTTTTGGAATAATTCCATATAATCTGCATGACCAATACCAGTGATATCATAGGTATTCTGTTCTCTGTTCATGACTCGAACAGTTCTACGATTAAGCATACCCCAAGGGGAGAATCTTTTAGCGACATCTTCTCCTAGCAGACGAACAGTTCGATTAATTAGATAAGGAATATCAAAGAACATTGTATTCCAACCAGTAATAATATCAGGCGTATGACTCGGTGTTGCCCAATGGGAAATAAAACTATGTAATAATTGAAGTTCTGATTCACATTTTACATAGACTACTCGGTTAGTTGTCATATAAGATTGTTCGGCATTATATTCACCGAGACCCCATACATAATAAGTATTGTCTATATTGTTTTTAATTGTAATGGCAGTAATAGGATTATTAGCCAAATCTGGTTCTGGGAATCCATCGTCCGATTGAACCTCGATGTCGATAGAGGTTACATTAATTAAGTTACGATTAAATTCTATTTGACCTGGAAACTGTTCGTTAATAAATTGTGAGATATACCTGTCATTGCCATATATCTGGCGACCAGCAGTATCTTTGTTGTTTGATATCCATTCTTTTGCATCACGCATAGAATCGAATTGAATAGGCGCGCAAGGTCTGCCGTCTAGTGTTTTCCAATCACCTTTCGGTGTTGAAACAAATAAAGTTGGTTTAAATTTAATGCGTTTGGAAATCTTCTTGCCGTTTTCGTAACCACGATATAACAGCATGTTTCCATAGCGGGAAACGTTAGTATAAAAATTCATGTAGTCCAATCCATAATAATATAATATATTATATCACATCAAGCGTATAATGTAAAGTGTTTTTTTGATTTATTTTGTATATTTGAATGTATATTTTAATGTATAAAATGGGGGTAATTTCTTACCCCCGCATGATTGTCAATTTGGTCTTATGAACCATTTAACGTCATTAATATTATAAAAGGTGCTAATCCTAAAATTAGTCCTGTTATACTTAACGCAAGTAAAGTAGTTCGTAAGGCCTCGGCAACGTCATCATATTTTTCAACAAAGTGAATCATATGTTTCATGTTGTTCTCCAGTAAATGTGTTAGTACATATCTACTAGTATTTTCGCTGCTCACCGGAATCTATTCTTGAATAAATTCCTTCTTCTTTGATTTCCCAGCAGACCCTATTTCGATCTTCCTAGGACGCCTCTCATCTGGAACTTCTACTCTGGCATTAACCACAAGTATTCCGTTCACTAGATTGGCACCGTCGATAACGACAAATTCAGAGAGTCGGAAGGACTTCTCAAATTTGCGGGACGAGATACCTTTATGTGCATATTCACGTTCATCTTTCTCTGAGTGAGATGCCATAACTAAAAGAATTCCATCTTTGACTTCCACTTGGATATCCTCTTCCGAGAAACCCGCGACAGCTAGTTCAATGATAAAATTTTCATCATCGACCTTCACTACGTTGTGGGGTGGATAGTTATCTTGAGCTCTTCCAGCTGAGTGGATTCTCTCAAGTTCGTTTAGTATGGGTTCAAACCCGATGAATAAAGAACGCGGCACGTTCATAGTACTTCTTACCATAGCTTCCTCCTATTGTGTTTAGCAAGGTTAAAATGTGACCCCGATAATTCGGCAGTCACATTTATTTATACAACTTTCGTTGTTAGTTTAGAAACATTTATTACAAACTTTATTTAATCTACCTGATTTCATAAATTTATGTAAATATTTCCAGTATTGTTTAAGTTTTTTCTCCATTACTGTTTCCTATATTATATTTAGGACACAGTTCCCATTGCACTTTTTCTTTATACGGAATGACCTTTATTTGTCGCAATGGAGCTAGAATTCTACTAGCAGTTGGATTAGTAAATGATACTAATCCCCAGTCGGCTAGAAGAGTAGCAATTGTGTTCCTACGTTCTAGGTCATTCTCAACTAGATTGGAAGGTTTTCCATCTAGTAAAAATAGTTCCTTAAAGTGAACTATAAAATATCTACCTTGCTTATGCAAGATATGACATGACTGGTATAATTTTTGATCCTTTCTTGAAGCTACACCGATACGCGTTAGCGTTTCTCGTATCTTTAAAAAATCATCAGGTTCGTTTAGACTAACCTCCAACATAGATGCTGGGGTCCAGTTAGTGACTTGGTTGTTATTTTCGTTTTCCACCTTTATAAATCCTTAATTTCAAATCATTTATTTGTTCATTACTTAGCAAGGACAATACAGATTTAGCTTTCTCATTACTATATCCATAATATTCTTTAATAAGCTCTAAGTCCGAAACAGATTCAGATTTGATCCACTTGGACCATCTTTTCTGTTTCTTTACTATATTTATAAAAAAATCAAATTGAAGGCGGTGATCCAAGTGATGATTGATATTCATTTCATTAGCATATAGTACAGTATCCCTAAAGTTTCCAAGTGCCTTATTTACTATAAATGGGGCATATTCTTTTTCTGCAATATCATCTACCATGATATTCTTTTTGGTATTTGTAACAGAGTTTACATAATCGAACGGGTTCATTTAAACTGAACTCCTGCCATAACTTCTGTTAAACAGGCAACCATGTTAAGTTCATGATCAGCAACAAAACTATTCTTAAATTGATAGTCAGCAAGTATAAGGACTAGCTGAGGAATAGATTGTGGTTCAACATATTCATACATATTGTCATAAATTTTTCTAAATAAGGCCGCAGGTTCTTGGTCGATATTATCGGCCGTCCATTGTCTCATAAGTTTAAAATTTTTAAGTTTAAGATGTTCCATAAGGTCAGCCATAGAGGCTTCTGATAATGATACTAATATACCAGAATCTATTTGACCAGCAACACTGTATCTTTGAAGTTCATTAAGAACTCGTCTCCAGTCAGGCATGTGTTTCATAATTAACTCAGCCAAAACTGGTTCTTCAAATTCAACACCCTCGGTTTTTAGAATAGTACCACATCTTGCAAGAAATGACCCACATAATTGAGGCATATCTTTTTTGGCGATATTAAATTCTACTACTGAACATCTTGAATGTAAAGGTTCTATAATTCTATTTTTAAAATTACAGGTCATAATAAATCGGCAGTTGTTACTAAACTCCTCTATGAATCCACGAAGAGCGGGTTGTGTCGATTGTGGATTAAGATAGTCTGCCTCGTCCAAGATGACAACTTTATAACCACCTTGTAGGGAAACTGTCGATGCAAAATGTTTGATTTTTGTTCTAAGTGTGTCAATGTTACCTTCTTCGGAACCATTGATTAATAAGTAGTCAAGACCTAGTTCATTACATAGTGCCTTAGCGACTGTAGTTTTACCAACACCAGCAGTACCTGTAAATAACAGATTTGGTATTTCTCCTGTTTCCAGGATTTTGGTAAAAGATTGTTTTAGTGGTTTTGGCAAAACTGTGTCTGCCACTGTTTGTGGTCGATACTTCTCGACCCATAGATACTCTTGCATTATTATGTCTCCCAACTAATTACTGTATTAACACGAAATGAACGCCAGGCATTCTTATCAATACACCATACGGCGATATGATCCGACTCTGGATTTACACTTTCTAATACTGTTTCTATACCTGCTTCTTTTAGTAGGTCTGGATTAAGGGTTGATTCCATGTTGCGAATCTCGCCTGTTCCTATTTTTTTGAATTTAACCCAAACTCGACCGAGTTTAAGAGAATCTATAAGATTTTTTACTTCACTTGTTTGCATAATATTCCTTTAATAATATAATAAATGTGGCCGGGAGTCCTAATAAAAGGACTGTCGTGGGGATTCAGGTGTCCAGGACTCCCGGCCTTCCCCAACCTTACAGTGATTAAGCCTCTTCTGCAGTGACTTCTTCAACTGATGGTTCTTCAACAGGTACTTGACCTTCAGGGACTTCTCCGTCCTTAGGTGCCGCCGCATTTAAGAATGCAACAATCCTGTTTCTTACACCACCTACTGCCTCAAGTTCCTGACCTTCAAACCCACCACGTCTTGAACAGATATCAATAATCTGTACGAGAGTAGCAATGTCTTGAAGTGAAAGCTGAGGAGCTTCCGGTTGTTCGCCTTCCTGTGGAAGGACTTTGTTATCTAATTCAGCCATTTTTTTCTCCTTTGCAAAGTTAGTTAGACTAATTTAAGAGAGCCCGACCATCGGCACTCTCTTTATTATCCTCATAGTTAATATGAGAATTTGGTTGTATATTGTATTTATACATTAAAAGTTGATGTTTTCTCTAAAGCAATAAAATAATTTACTGGAACAGTATTATTTTGCCATTTAGAAATCAACTTAGATGAAATAAATACATCATACGATCCGTCAATCAATTTCAAGTTTGAAATATTCATGACGAAATTAAATCTATGACCAGTTGTATTAGGTCCTAGATTAAGTTCATAAGTATTGGCACTAGAATCTTTAGCGTCGTATACTTTAGCGATTACATCTTCTTTGCCTTCAATACAGAAGTCAATGTGACCTAACACACTGGCTGCTTTCTTGATTCGGCCAAGAGATTCGTCAGTAAAATGAATTTGTACCTCTGTTTCAGGCATAGTAATATCTTTATCTGGAGTTGTTAAGATACTAGGTTGNGCAAAGAAATATCGAAGTTTATTCGAACCCTCTTTAATCAACACTGCATTCTCTTCGAACTCAAGTGTAGGATTATCTACTAAACCATGAATAGATAAAAATTCATTTAAATCATAAATACCCATTTCTTTTGGAAAGTCTTCAACGACATCTGCTGTCGCCAAAATATTCTTTGCCTCTGAAATGGTTTTAAGTTGTTGTCCTGGTTTTAATACCATATTCGCATTCACTGTTGCGAAGTTAGATAAAATATTCAGGGTACTATCTGATAATTGCATATGCATCTCCATAATTTATATTAGTTAATATTATATCACACATTTTGGTTTTTGTAAACCCCTGTGTGACTCTCATTTTGGTCATGTACGTGCAAAGCAATGATAGCATAATGTAGTATTTTTAATAGGTCTTTCCTATTATATCCTTCTTTTTTGCCGTATCGTTGGGCATATTTCAGCACATTCCCTAAAGAAAAACCCATACCATGACCACAATCAATAATAAATTCAGTTGATTGAAATTTACTTTTGCTGTAATGTCCGTCATAGGTTTTACTTACATAATCAAGGAGCTCTTGGATTAGAGCCCCTTCATTAAACTTAAAATCTGGTTTATTCTGTTTCTTCATCATTTTCCTCAAATGTTACACCTGAATCCACTTTGGAGTATAAGTCCAAGAAAGCAGATTTTGTATCGTCGTCAAACCTTGCAATACAAAGGTCAATTGATTTCATTCTATCCTTAAAGATAGAGAAAGTTTGAACGATGTGGCAGAGCCTTCTTGTAGAAATTACTTCATCTACTCCATCGTCATAAAATGTTTTTCTAATAATATCGGCCCATGTAACCAACTTATCAGCAAACTCTGAATCAGTTTTACCAAACTTTTCCATATGTTTCGCAACAATCTTTGTTTCTACAGCCTTACTTGGAAACTGTTGGTCAATTGCAACTGTGAATCTTTCTAAAAAGGCGTCATCTATAATAGTGGCCGCCGTAAATCTTCCGTCCTCGGATCCTTTACCTTTAGTGTTAGCAGTGGCAATCACATTAAAACCAGGAGCAGGTTCTACAACCTCTCCAGTCTTTTTGACTAATACTGGTTTTCCTTCTAATATGCCTTGTAGACACATAATCTTATTGGTCGCTCTATCAATCTCGTCGAGAAGAAGTATCGCACCGTTTTCCATAGCCTTAAGAACTGGACCTTTTGAAAAGACAGTCTCGCCGTTAATCAGTCTGAATCCACCTAACAAATCATCTTCGTCTGTTTCAGGGTTAATCTGAACTCTGATAAACTCTCTTCCAAGTTTTGCAGCGGCCTGTTCTACCATAAAAGTTTTACCATTTCCAGATAGACCAGAAACATATACAGGATAGAACATCTCTGATTTAATAATTCTAACCACGTCATTGAATGAACCCCATGGTACAAAAGTTGGATCCTTCTGAGCATAGTGAGATTCTTCATTAACTATGGATTGCATTTTCATTACACCAGCTGGTGTCTCCTGTGGTATATTGGACACAACATTTCTTAATGGTTCCATTTGATTGGTAAAATCATAGGTCCCAATCTTGACCCTATTGTCAGCAGTGAATAGAGGATCCCAATCCTTGCCAGTATAGCCGAATTTCTTTCCAGTATCCATCACTTGAGATTTCCTAAAAGCAGTTTGATCAGGAAATACCTTGATCAGTTCTTCGAGGATTATTTTGGTTGAGGTTTTCATCGCGTTATTCATAATATATATTTACTCCATTTATTTATTTTACTAGTACATTATAACATAAAACTGGTACAATGTAAAGTGTTTTTTGAAAAAAACTTTACTTTTTTTCGTTTTAGGCAACAGCTGCCCCAAATTTAGTCATTATAACTTTATTTGTTTTTTTAGACTTTGCGAACTTCTTGAACGCAGTTCTAATCTGAGAATCCGAAGCATCTGTAGTGACCTCGAAATCATCTTCATCGGTAGACAAAACTGAACCACCTTTGACCATATAGTATGTGTCATATCCATAAACATTATTAAATTCTACACACTTGTTTTTTCTATATTCAGCATTAACTTCCTTTCTAAAGTCCTCTTCGAACTTATCATCTAAAGCCCAATTAACGCTGTTTAATCTAAATCTCCAATCACCGGCAGTATCAGCCATAAAGAATCCAATGTTATTAGTATTATATTTTTTTGAAATACTTTTTAACAACTCTTCAGTCATTGAATTCCTACCATTACTACAATCAATGACTTTACCTTGGACAATAATTTTTGTTTCATTTGAATATTCTCCATACTTATAGTTTCTATCAATTTTATTAACTCTGTTAGCATCACCATCAGTAAAGGTAATAAAGTTCATTTTTTCAATATTGTGTTTTATAATAAACTTTTTAACTAAATCATGAGCAACTATTAAGGCCTGGTTTAATGGAGTTGAACCCCACTCTTCCCATCTTGACATGTGTGAAGTATAACCTCTTCTTGACTCGTCATTAATTCTATAGTATAATTGTCTTGTCGCATTTTCAAAATCTTTCTTTTTTAATTCAGATGAAACAAGTAAAGGCATTGTCAAATCGTCCATATGAATACATCCGTTTGGGACATTATCAAATTTATTTGATGTATCATGTCTCCAACCCTCTGTAGTAAATGCATATACTTCAAAAGGTATATTAACACCTTTACAGAACATAATTGTGTGCATTACTTGGTCCATTACATACTTCATTGAACCAGACATTGAACCAGAGAAGTCAATAAGCATCATCATACCATGGTCTTTTGCGTCAGCCAATCTTGTAGACCTTAGGAAAATATCATCGTTTGTTTTGTATGACCACATTTTATTAACATCTAGTGTACCAGTTTTTGCTGTTGTCGCATTGGCCCATTGTGTCGCAGCCTTTTTCATTTCGAATTCTCTTACTGAATTAGCCACAGATTTCTTAACACCTTTCATGTACGAAGAATACTCTGCGTCAGCCTTATTAAGACATTCTAATTGTGTCTTAATCCAATATGATGTATCATCTTTTGCGATTTCGTCATCAAGTTTATTTCTAACTCTGATCCTATCTTCTGCCAATTTCTTGTATGAAATAACTGCAGCGTCTCTAAACTTTTTAGGTAACTCTTGAATTATATTTGGCTGTCTACCTAATTTATCTTTTTCAATAAGTTTCTCTTCATTCTTTCTAAAGATTTCATCTGTTAGTGAAATATCTTCAGAATGTTCAGGGTTATTGGAGGCAGATTCTTGGGTATCTTCTTCGGCGTCTTCTTCGTCTTCATTAGAAGTTTCAGCACTAGATGATTGTTGCTCATTTTCATTATCCTCTTCTTGTTCATCTTTATTCTCCATATCGTCATGACCCATAGGAGTTTCCTCTCCCTGGTCTTTATTATTATTATCTGATTCTTGAACTTCAGGTTGTTGTATAAGTTCTTGTTGATTGTCTTTAGTCCAACCGTAAATGTCTCTTACTAGGTCAACTACTTCGGCAAAGGTTTGAGTAGTACAAGCTCTGTTATAATACTCTAATTCTTCGTCATTAAAAGGTACTTCTATTAGATTTCTTAATTTTGTCTTTAGATTAATCTTGTCAATTAGTTTAGTTTCAGCCCAATCAATGTTGTCGATATCTCCAAAAAACTCTCTTTTTAGTAATTCTTTATAACCTCTGGTCATAGAACCAACAAGACCTGGATATCTAGTTTGAATTTTTCTTTCTATTCTAGCATCTTCTACTACATTAATATAAGACCTAGGGCAACCTTCTAGTTTTTCAGGACTATCGTGCCAACCTTCATAAGGTGTTTCTAGTGCGTGTCCTACCTCATGACCAATAAGTAGGTCATATACATCTTTACCCATATCTTTCCATAAAGGTAGACCTAATTCTCTGTCTTTAATATTAAACCAAGCTGTAGAATAATTACCGTGTTTAACAGTAATATTTTCTTTGGCAAGTAATTTTGGTAGAACCGATTTATTGTATTGTAGCATTTGTAATCCTTATTTTATGTATACATTATATCACAAAAAAGGAGGTCTGTAAAGTGTTTTGACGAAAAAAAGTATATATTTTTTATATCTATTTGTTATATACATATAACTAGATGATATATGGCGCGCCTGAGAGGATTCGAACCTCTGACCCACGGCTTAGAAGGCCGTTGCTCTATCCAACTGAGCTACAAGCGCAGTAGTTCCTATGCTATCTTTGAAAAGTTCTTTTGTTTAAAGAATTCAATTTTACTTCTAAATTTGTTTTCAAGGATATCTCCTTTATGAGAAATAATAAAGACATTGGTACCATCTTCGAGTGTGCTTAGTATTTTTGTTAAGTTTTCTATACCATCATGATCAAGGCTTGAGTCAAAGGTTTCATCTAATATAAGAAGATTAGTGGCCGCACTATTTTTAAGTTTGGCAATTTGTCTCCAAGTGAACAGTAATGATAAATCAATTCTCTGTTTTTCACCTTCACTAAATGAGGCATAATTAAATGTATCTCTATGTCTGGACCTAATAGTTTCATTAAAGTTTTCATCAAGATGGAACGCCACAAAAAAGTCCAAGATTTGAAGATACTGATTAATTAGTCGATTCATTACTGGTAAATATTGTTTAATAACTTTGGTCTTAATACCAGTATCTTTAAGCATTTCCCCTATAACTTCATTATAAGTTCTTTCTTCTACTAATGATAATTTAGATTCAGTAGACTTTTCTTTGGTTTTTCTTAGGGTTGATAGTTCTTTCTTTGCTGTTCCTGTATCACCTGTTTGCGACGAAAGTGTATTAATCTCGGTCTGTACCTTATCAACTTCTTTCTGTAAGAGTGCGATTTTTTCGTTATTAGTATTTATTTTTGACTGTCTCTGTCTTAACTTGTTTAGGTTATTACTAATTTGAACACCTTCTTTTTCAGTAGTGGTAACCTCTTTCTTTAATATGTTCATTTTATCTTGAACATCACTTGCAGTAGATTTAATACCAGTTAGTTTTTGTTCTTTAATTTCAAGTGTTATTTCTTGTTCACAAGTAGGACAGTTATCATTCTCGTCATAAAATCTAGCGTCTTTTACCAGAGTTTTAATTTGATTCTTATAGTCCTTATCCATTGACTTAATTTCAGATATTCTTTCCATAAAATGTTTATGGTTCTTTTCTTCTTCTGATATAAGTGATGTTAGATTCTTACCTAAATCCTTGGATTCAACAAATGTTTCATCTATTTCTTTTTTATAAACTTCTATAGAATCACGTTTCTTTTCAATCTGGTCCTGATTTAAAGCATCTAAACCTTTAATATATTTTGTTTGAGCATCTATTTTAGTATTAACTAAATCTATTTGATGAGTTATATCATTTAAGTTATCTCTTACCTTTGAATTTCTTTCTTTAAGTAATGTGTTCATTTTACTAAAGATATTAATATCAAGTAAGTCCTCTATAACTGCTCTTCGGGACCACGCCGGTAGTTGCATAAAAGGAATAAAGGAACTACTGCCTAATACAACTACTTGGTGGAAACTTTTATGATTTAGTTTAAGTATATTTGTTTCTAAATACTTTTGAAAATCTCTCATATTAGATGACTGATTGGTCATATTACCATTTTGCCATATCTCAAACTTATTTGGTCTAATACCACGAATTATTTTAAACTCTTGATTGCCGACACTAAATTCTACTTCAACTATTGTTTTCTTTTGATTAATAGAATTAACCAGTTGCATTTTACCAATATCTCTATGTGGTTTCCCAAACAGACCAAATGATAATGCATCTAATAGTGTAGACTTACCAGCTCCATTATGACCAACAATAAGTGTTGATGGAGATTTATCTAATTTAATTTCAATAGGGTCGTTACCCGTGGACAGAAAATTCTGCCATTTACATGATTTAAAATGTATCATACTACCTCTAAGTTCTGTGCTTCAGTATATAGTTTTCTTAATTCGACTTTTAAATGGTCTTTATCAAGTTCTGTTTCAACAGCATCTACATATGAATCTAACAGAGTAGTAGTATCTTCCAGGGAAACTTTCTCGTCCTCGACGCTTTCTCCCAAATACTCTTCAAATGACTCTGCAATTTTAAGTTCATATGTTTCTATATTTTGTAGTCTATCAACAAATTGATCAAACATATATAGATCATTTTTATTTAGTACTATAAGTTTAATAAACTTTTTCTCAAACTGTTTTACATCAATTTTACTATAGTCAGTTTTTTCATCATCATATATGACTTTCTTAAACATAGTAATCGTATTACGAACTGGAGTAACTTCTCTTGTCTCTGTATCTAATACGTGGAAATATTTTGGATCATCTACATCTGCCCAGGTAAACTCCATTTGAGAACCTAAGTAATGTACATTACCCTGACTTGACTTAGTATGAAAATGTCCTGATAGTACCATTTCAAACCTGGAGAAAACATCGGCGTTCATACCATGTGGGTTAGGTACTCCAGCCATCATATCAAAACCTTTTAACTCTAAATGCGCGCCTAAAATAGGAGCATTACAAGTCATGGCAAATTTAGTATATTCTTGATAGTTTGAATTATTAATCCAAGGAATAACTGCAACACCTAGGCCATCATAATCCAGGACTGTAGGTTTCATAATGATATTTACATTCGTGGTAAAGTAACCGAGTAATTCCTTAAGTGAGCATAACTCATTGGTATTCTTGAAATAGACGTCGTGGTTCCCTGGTATAATGTCCATAGTGATACCCATATCACGCATAGGCTCAAGGAAATGCTTGCGATTCGCATTAAGCGCTTTGAAGTTGACGAATTTTCTATGTTCATAATAATCACCTAAGTGAAGAATGTTCTTTATATTATGTTCTTTTAAATAAGGAAAGAATATTTCATTATAAAATCTTTCATGATACTTTAAAAATATATCTGACGAATTACGGACACCACAATGAGTGTCATTCAATATAGCAACTTTCATAATTAAACCATAAAGAGTTCTAGTTTCTCTTTCTTGGCTTTTTCCTCCTTTGCGAAATCTTTTATTGCGGTATCTTTTGCCCTCACTTGAGATATTCTACCTCTTAAAGTGTCGACATACGCTAGTGTTTGTTCTGCACCTTCGTTATCCATACCCATTTGTACAAAATCTTCAATACCCATTTTCTCAATGAATCTGAATTTAATGTCTTGTTGTTTCTTTTCTTTGGTAATTCTTCTAATAAAGGCATAGTAACATATTTGAGTAAAGTAAGAAAACGCGTTAGGTTTTCCTGTTCTTGTTGCTGCCTCAATGTTATAATTACCAATAGCCCTTAAACAGTTTTCTACTGCATCCATTACCATTTCTTCGCGATATGTATATCTTACAAAGTTTGGTCTATGTGAAAGACCCTCTGCAATCTTAATAAAACATGTTGCGATATAATCAGTAACTTTTGGTTGTTGTTGTTCCTTTTCTTTTGCACTACGAGCGGTAACCGCATAATCCATAACTGCTTCTGAAAAGTCCCTATTGTTTACATAATGTGCTTTGTTTTTAGCTTTAGCCATTTTTTTCTCCATAATGTTATATTATACTACACTTTCTCATAAAAGTAAACCATTTTTTTTACATTTTTTTACAAAAAACACTTTACAAGCTGATCTTTTTATGATATAATATATAAGTTAACCGGGAGGTTAGAGGTATACCAAACTAATGTATCGTTGGATCCTCTGTATCTGAGACTGTATCATAGTCCTCATCGGTTATAGTTTCTAATTCATTTTCTACCATTTTAGTATAATGATCATTTTTCTCCACCAAAGCTTTTAAGAGTTGGTCCGGACTTTGGACCTTAAACTGTTGCTTTTTCTGAGAATTTAAAATAAACTTAGTATATGCTTCCTGGATATCTTCATCAATAGGAACATGTTGTATACATCTATTTTTATATAATTTAAATATTTTTTGGGACGAAAGAGGAAACCAGTGATCAAGAGTAATATGTCCAAACATATGAGTTGTAACTGTAACTGGTCTTTCTATAATATAATTGTCAACATTCTTAGTTTGCATTACTGCAATAATATCGTCACCATTAAGTAGTTTAAATTGTCTTATAATCATACTATATATTTATATCGTAAACTTTGTACGAAAATCTTTCCTTACTATAAATTTTTATGCGTTCTGCTGCATGTTGTAATGTGTAATTCTTTCTACTCTTCCAATGTAAATCATCTGCAACATCATATATTGTAGTAGGTTTACCATTAACAGACTTTCTTAAACCTCTACCTATTGACTGAAGGACTCTAATTTGACTTTTAGATGGACTAGCAAAGACAATGTTATGAAGATTACGAATATTAATACCAGTAGAAAAGGTACCCATGGAAGCAACAATAATGGCATCGGATTGTGTCTCAGTAATCTCACGAACTTTCTCTCTAGTATCTACATCTGTCTCGCCAGAAACATAAAAAAGTTTTCTATCTTTCTCAACTTTATCCTTTAACAAGTCATGTAATGGTTTTCCATGTTTCTCAACATATTGAAATAATATAAGAGTATTACCTTCACTCTTAACTCCAAGATTAGCAATAAAATTATTTCTAGGACCATACTTAACTATAAAATCCATCTCGGTTTGATAATCCCTTTTGGTCTTACAAAACTCGTCTTTATATTTTAAAAGAAGTATATTAATATTTAGTTCAGCAAGATCCTTATTATCTATAAGTTTTTTAGTAGTAGTAACTCTATGTACAGGGCCAAATAAACCTTCTAATACTAACTGGTGTGTCTGTGTTCCGTCAAGGGTTCCTGTAGTACCCATACGATATTCAGCATTAGTACATTTTTCCATAATAGAAGTAAGTGATTTAGCCTTAAACTGATGTGCTTCATCTCCTATGACCATACCAAAATCTTCAAACCATTTAGCCTGTAACTTATAAACTGATTGCCATGTAGTAATAATAACTCTTTGAGATAGGTTAAATTTTTCGCGTCCTGAATATATTTTATGACAATTTTCTTCTGTAGACCAATCATCCGTATTTGAGTAGTCCGCAAAGTCGGAATACATTTGTTCAACTAGTGATGTTGTTGGAACAATAATGAGTACGTTAAGATTGCTAGAATCCAAAAAGGCTCTGATAGCCATATAAATGATAAGTGATTTACCTGAGGCAGTAGGTGATAATAATAAACTTTTTTTATTTGATAAAGCATGTTTTAAGGCTCCTAATTGATAATCTCTAGGTTGTATCTTATTACCTCCAGCAGTAAGAGATAAACCATTTGTTATATAATCCAAATCTACTTCTTGTTTGTCGTTTGGGTTACCATATCTTTTATTGTCGCCTATTGCTATATTATAACCACGAGTTTCTGCAAACTCTTTTATATAATCATAAAGACCACAATACATTGTTTTCTTTCTTTGGTCAAAAAGCCTAATTTTACCATCCCACATTCTGTTACGATATGCTGGCATAAATTTATACCCAGGAACAAAGAAACAAAAGTGTTCTGAAAGTTCTCTTTCTATACTTGGTTCTGTTTCTATATGTAAGAATGACTCATTCTTTTTTTTGATAATTAATGTTTCCATTACATGCCGCTAGTAAACTTTCTCCACTCAATCATATTTTTAATATTCTGATGTCGCCATTTAACATTTTCAAGTATTTCTTTTAGTATATCACATATTTCTTGTGAATATTGCATTTTGGCCTGATGTTCTTGAATTAATGGATCTGCGTCATACCATTTATCCATATCTCCTTTAAGTACAGTGAGACCATTTAGTGGGTCATATTCCCACCCTTTTTTGTTTAATTCTTCTTGACTTAACTTGCCGTTATAATGCGACCATTTGTCTCTAAGTAGTACCTTAAAGTCCATATCGAGTTTTTTTAGTTTTAGTCTATTAACACTTAGTAGTTCTAAGTATTTAGAATGAAGTTTGGCAGATTGCCTGGATGACTCATCAAGATTCATTTCATCTATTTCAGAGTCTTTTTTCCACATTTTATGTATTTGTTCGAGATTATTCATAATGTATATTATACTATACTTTACCGCAAAAGTAAAGTGTTATGTTACAAATTCGTATGTTGAGTATGCAAATGTTACTGTAGCTTGTAAGTATTCTACTTCAGTACCCTTTACATCAAATGCAAGTTCGGATAGTGATATTGGGAATACATCTTTTATTTTTATTGTTTTAGATACATTATTATGACTATTAAGTATTATAAGTTCAGCGTCTTCTTTCTGATCCTCTACTTCATTGATACATCTATGCATCCAGTTAAATGTTTCAATATAGTTTTCCATATCTTCTGTAACATTAAACGTAATTGATAAATCACCAAACTGTAGTCTATCACCTGTAAATGCAAGATTTGCACCTCTGTAAGGCTGTGGACTTTCTGGTAGTGAAATATCTGGTAATGAGATACCAGTACAAAAGTATTCAATATTAGAGAATTTGGCTCTGTCTATAGAGAACTGAAAACCAATTGGAGATAAGAAATTTTTATTTAAAGTGACCATACTAGTATTTATACAAGAAAAAAAGGGAGACCGAAGCCTCCCTTAGAAATTAGTGTAAACTAATGATTAGTCAACCATTATGTCGTCTACTCTAAAGATTCTGAAGTATTGGTTACCTCTAGCACTGTATGAAACATCTCCAAGAGATACAAATGGGTTTTCTACCATTCCGTATCTAGTTTTGAATCCGATTCTTGGCTGGAAATCATTCTCACCAACGGCTTTAACCATTGTTAGTGGAACGTATGGGCAGTAGAATAAACCTGCGTCATATGGGTTATTTCCTCTATAACCAACAAGTGCGAAATCACCAGTAGCATATGGATCAATATATACTTTCATTTTGCCGTTAAGCACACCAACAAAAGTATTACCAGTATCATCAACATTTAATTGTGTTGATAATGCAGGAGAGTAGTCCATCATACCAGCAGCTGCAAGAGCAGAAGCAACATCAGAAGAACAGATTACAAAGTTACCTTTTCCTCTTCTTGTTTCTTTAGCAATAATATTTGCTTCTCTTTCTAGTTGCATGATAAGTCCTTTGAACTTCTCAACCATCCATCTACCATCTGAGTCAGTAGCAACATCAAAAGCACCTTTTAGTGCGACTGATGATTGTTGAGCACCTAACTTAGCTCTTAACATAATTGTTCTAACAACTTCTCTGTTGATTTCCGCAAGGATCTCAGCAGATAGAATGTTAGCCAATTCGCCTTCAGCATCCAACCCGTGGATAGCTTTAAGGTCTTGAGCAAGTTCCATTGTGTACTCAGCTTTTAGAGCTCTTGACTTAGCAGTTACAGTTGATTTCTCAATAGTAAATGCCATTTCACCAAATACGCCGTCGCCTGAAGCGCCAACACCAAGTCTCTCAGCAGCAGCAGTAGCGATACCGATACCTGTTCCACCGATTGTGTCTTCGTCTGAAAGGTCAGAGTTAGAACCTGTAGCGTCAGTTACGCCTTCAAGACCAGTAACTAATGCATTGTGAGTACCAGCACCTGAAAAATCAGTGTCTGCTTCTCCGAACAATGCTTCTGCACCAGCTTGTGAGCCGTATTTTGATTTCATTGCAAAGATAAGTCCTGTAGGACCAGTCATTGGTTGAACACCAGCGATATCATATGCGATGAGGTTAGGCATTGCTCTTCTAACTAGTGAAATCAAGACAGGATCGAATTTTCCGATATTATTAGGAGCAGAACCTGAGCCCATGTTGTTGGCTGCAGCTGCTTCTGATATCATATTTCCTTGTGCCTGGTGTGATTCCTCTCTTAGAGCAATTTCCTGGTTTTCTAACAATCTAGCTGTAACAGCTTTCTTGTAACGGTCCTGGATTTCAGGAGCACTATCGTGCTCGAGAACTGGACCCCATTTTTCGATTAATTGTGAATCTGCGTTAAACATTTTTAGTTTCCCCTATATGTTTAGATTATTTATTAAATTTAGTAATAGCTTGTGTGTATCTAGCCATTGTGTCAGACACGTCAACTGGTGACTCATCATGTCCAATGATACTTTCTACTTCATCAACTGATTCCGTAATATCTTTTTTGAAGTAAGATTCTTTAACAGTTTTAACTTTCATTTCAAAAGTTTCTCTGTTATCATAATCTATATCTTCTACTAAAGATGCTAATTTCTCAGCCTCTGTTTCAGCAAGCCCTGAAGACTGTTCTCTAACCACTTCAGCTCTTTCTAAATTAGAAACAGATTCGGTAAGTTTGATATTTTCTTCGGTTGTTTTGTTTAAGCTTTCTTCTAGTTCAGTAACGGATGTAGATAATTCATCTACAAGGTCAACTTTACTATCAGGAACTTGAACGTAATGTTCTACGAACACTTTTTGTAATGAAGACATGAACTCTTCAGCAATTTCGGTTCTTAAACCGTTATTGATGGCAACTTCATTTTCTTTCATCCAATTTTCAACTACATAGTTCAAGTAGGAATCTACTTTTTCTACAAGTGAAGTTTGAACTTCAGTTACTTCTTCTTCCAAATTGTGTGCATATTCAGCTTCGAGTCTTTCAACCTCTTGAGTGAGCTTAGAAGTTAGTACCGCTTCAAAAATCGCACCAGCCTTTCCTTTAAATTCTGAGGAAAGAGTTGCTTCTTCTGAAATAAGCGCATCTAAATCTTCGTCAAAATCAATACTTTCTACCTTAGCTTTAACGACTTCACCGTGATTGGTGTCGGCGCCTTTGCCTGCAGGTACTGGCATTTTTTTAACATTCTTCTTAGCATCATCAACAGATTTAATTGAATCTTCTTCTGAAGTCTCATCTACTTTAGCCATTTTGGCATAAAGCTTTTGAGCATCTTCTTTTCTAGCTTTCTTTAACATATCAACAGCAGCTTGAATGACTCCAGCCTTAGTTTTAGGCATAGAAACGGAAGGAGTTTCCTCTTTTACTTCCTCTTCTTCTTCTTCAACTTCGTCTTCGTCTTTCCCTTCAACAAGAGAATCCTCGTCTAAAACAATCTCATCATTCTCAACGAGCTCTTCTGTCTGCTCTTCTTGTATGTTATCGGCTATTTTATTATCGTCGATTGACATAGCTTTCTCCTATAGTTTAGAGTTTAGTTTAGAGAGGAAATTTTTAAAGGCTCTAATTTCAGTATCGCCCGATACTAATTTTGATTCTTTTATTTCAGTCTCAATTGATTCAATTTCTTGTGCAACTAGAACACCATTATTCCAGACCCAATCTACCCCCTCCATGATGCCATTTACAAAGGCTTCAGGAGCGGATGGATCTTGAACAATGTCAACGGTTGATAGCATAAAATCGCCACCAACATGTTGAACGCCCTGTTTTTGTACAAGAGTTCCCATACCACGACTAGAGACACCTAACTTTACACCACCTTCTAATAATCCTTCAACTATTTTTCCCATAGGGGTTTGCAGTATAGATGCCTTTCCAACAACATCATTACCTTCCCATCTAAGGTCGGTAATTTTGTGTGAAACTTTGTCCAAATTAATAGTCGGTCCGTCAGGGTGATTTAACTCTCCGACCGCTCTACCAGTTTGAACTTGTTCTTTTATATATTTGTTTACGGCAGATTCAAGTACTTTTCTTTCGTACACTCTACCATTTCTATTTTTCTTGTTGGCCTGCATAAACACGCCTTCAATAATTAGATTCTTTTTGCCATTAGCTGCTTTTTCAACTATGACTTCTAAATCTGTTTCTATGTATTCTGCTATAAGCTTCATACTTCTATTTCCTCGCCCATTAGCTTGATAAAATCATTTACTGATTTTTCAGCGTCTTTTGCATTTTTATAGTTATCGTCCAATCTTTCTCCATCAATATACGCGGAGAATTTATTACCTTTCTTGGCAATAACTACATCTAACTTTTTCCTTTTACCACCTCTATAAGCTTTTACCTGTTTTTCTCCAGATGCCAATTTAGTAGTCTTTTCTCTAAGTTCAGCAAAAGACAGCATTAATTATTCTTCCTCTTTTGTCTCTTTAGAACCCATAGAAGATGCAATTTCAATCTTCTTCGCGTCTAAAGCAGCACTAAGTTTATCGGCCATAACAGTGTTAAAGCTTTTACCAGCATTAACATTATCGTTATTTTTCAAATCATTAATTACGTTCTCAATACTCATTATATTTTTCCTCTTGTATATATTTATAAAAAATTAAATCCTAAAAATCAAGGTTATCATCTTCTTCATCGCCCATAGCCTCTTTTTCAGCAGCTATCTGGTCCGTCATAATCTTGATTTCTTCATCGTCCAGTTTTAAAACATTTTTAGTAACCCACTCTATAGAGATAAACTTACCTAAGTAATTTTCAACTGAACCTAACATATCAAATCTTTCTTTCCATATCTCAGCTTCTTTTAATTCTGAGAAATAGTTATCCTCGATATAGTTAAATTGAATGCTTTCTTTCCATTCGGCCCAATCTTCTTTAGTGATAACACCTGTTAGTAAAAGCTGAGTTTTAAGTGTTTGCATAAATAAATCACTAAATCTCTTTCTTAATCTATCAATAAACTTCTTAAACTTAACTTCGTCCCTTGATATTTCACTTGCTCTACCTAGGTTAAATCCAGATTCTTGTTCTAATCTATCAACCGGAACATTAAGTGATTTATATAGTTTCTTTTGGAAGTATATGATATCATCAATCTGACCAAGATTTTCTCCACCAGGTAATGTAGTAATTTCAGTACCACGGCCACCCTCTCTTCGAGGTAAGAAGAAATCTTCCAACATTGACATGTGTTTCTTATCATCTTTTATATCACCTGTCTTTGCATCATAAATCATTTTATTTCTATACTGACCCATGATATTTTTTAGATATTCTTCAGCCTTACCTTTAGGTAAGTTACCTACATCAATATAAAATATTCTTCTTTCAGGAGCTCTTGATATACGATAGATAACCAATGAGTCTTCCATCATTCTTAATTGGTTAACTGGTTTTAGAGCCTTTTGTAAGAAACTTAAAATTCGTTTTCTACTAGAATCAAGTACACCTGAAGTACAATAAACTATTGCATCTGGGTGTATTTTTAGGCCTTGGTTATATTTACCTAGTGCCTTATCTTCAAATAAAAAGTACTCTTGTTGACTTTTAATAATTTGAGCACCAGTTTTAGGATCCTTTTCTTCCTCAATTTCTTTTACTTTTCTAAGTTTAATTGGGTCGATGTATCTTAATTCTTTGATACCACCTTTTGGATTCTTATCATCAATAATAATATGATATGGAAGTCTTCCATCCACATACCATCTACGGAATATATCATGTCCATATGAATTAAAATTCAATAATGACATTATTTTCCCAAATTCTTGTTGTACAGATTCTTTAATCTTATCAGAAGCATCTACTTCGTCTAGTACCAATCTGACTGGTACATCATTATAATCTCCACATATAGATTCATTTACAATATCTTCAATCGCAGCATCACACTCTGGTTGTGTTGCGATATCTCTATATTTAACAATTAAATCTACTTCAGATTTAGCTTTATCTCCATCTAAGTCAAGATAAGCTCCAAAGTGTCCACCTGCTTGAATAACACCAGCACCATCTTCATCTGTATTTGGAACAAATGATGGTCTGATAGGTTCTTCTTGTTGACCCTTTCTTTTTATCTCGAACCCAAATAATGAGAGTCCGTTATTTTCTGCCATATTCTAACCTCGCGTAATAATATTGTCAGAGAGACCGAGC